AGGGTGAAGGTATTGCTAAAGAAGTGCATTCCTTTAGCGGATTACATGATGGAGGGCGATTTGTACGACGAAATTGAAAAAGAACTAACCAACAACCAATAGAGAAATGGAAGAAGTTCAGTTTTATCAAGCAACGATCTCATTCGAGGTAAGAGGAAAAAAAATTACTTTCGAGGTAATTCACAATCTCGGAGAAGACATCGACAATGCTGTCAAGAGTTGGGTTCAGAAAACTGATCCTAACGAACTGGACATTAAAAGTCTTTGTCGCTTTATAATCGAGAAAGATCCTAAACAATTCACTTGCATGACTCTCGAGAAATGGGAGGAGCTAAAAGAAAAAGCAAAATGAGCGAGAACAAACTTCAAGCCGAGTGCTATCAATGGGCCTACAATAATTATCCGGAGATTCGAGGGCTGCTCTATCACAACTTCAACAATCCGAAGAACGCAATTCAAGGAGCTCAACTCAAGGCTGTCGGACTTGTCAAAGGAGTTGCGGATCTTACTTTTCTTTGGCAAGGTCAAGCGTATTTCTTCGAGCTAAAAACGGAGACAGGAAAGCAGTCAAAGGATCAACTCAACTGGGAAGAGAAAGTCACAGCTCACGGCTTTCCTTATTTCATCGTCAAACGCTTCGAGCATTTCAAGCAGTTGTTTGAGCAAATCATCTACAATGGAAACTGAAACACTAGAAGCACCAATCATCAGAGCTTACAGCTACAACACTGCGACTGAGAATAGAAGAGCCAGGAGAAGCATTCGAAAGGAAGAGAGATACTACCTTCTTGAGTACACGAAGCTGACAACTGGCTTCTTGAAGATGATATTCGATGAAAAGAGTCGGCTCTCTTATGAGATCCTCTATCAGAATTTCCTTGACTTACATGAAGAGCTTGTCGCTCATTGTGTTCTGGTGAAGAAATTCAGGTGGCTAAAATTCAATCCGGACTTCGTTCCTTCCATTTTCAAGCCAATCGAAAAAAAGTAGTCATAGTATGAAGCTCACGAAAGAACAAGAAGAGATGGTGATCAGCCTAGAGCCTTTCACTCTCTCGAACGGAGATACTTATCAAGTATGGGGTACAATCGGTTCTCCTCATATGCATCAAGTGGCAAACCTCAACACAGGAGAATCAAGAGAAGTTCCTCACAAGGTTGTCAAGAAATGGCAGCGAGAAGCTATGAAATAAAAGATTAGTATTTTTGTTGAGTGAACAATGCTCTCTCAGATAAACTAGCAAAAGAATTTCCTGAAGCACTTGCGCAGAACTCAGGCAACATCAAGAAGACTTGCAAGCAACTCGGAGCTTCTCGGAATTGGTATTACAGAAAGTACAACAACGAAGAAGATACGAGCTTCAAAGAGAAGATCGACGAAGTAATCAACACAACTGTTGAAGAACATCTCGACGAAGCAGAAGAGCAGCTTATCAAGTTAGTTCGCAAAGGAATCTTGGAGCTGTTATCTTTCTCTTGAAAACGCGAGGACAGAAAAGAGGCTACATCGAAACTCAGAACAGAACTCACAGCTTGCCACCTGGAGTCATTCAATTTAATTCAATCGGAGAAGCTCCAGAAGTTCATGCCAACACCATTTCTGACTAGCAAGCTGTTCGACTTGAACATTCAGATTCCAGAAGGAATCGATTTGACTATCAACCAAGGTGGCACTTCGTCTGGAAAGACTTATTGCATCATGCAGGCTCTTTTCATAGTTGGATACATGAACCCAGGCTCTGTAATAACTGTCATAGGTCAAGACATTCCTAACTTAAAAGCTGGAGCAATTAGAGATGCTCAATCGATATTTGAGTCGAGTGAGTTCTGCCATCAGATCATATCTCACTACAACAAGAGCGATAGGATTTATCATTTCTTAAACGGCTCAATCATTGAGTTCAAGTCATACGAGAATGAGCAGGATGCAAAGTCTGGGAAGCGTGATTTTAGTTTCTTTAATGAGGTGAATGGTATTGATTACGAGGTTTTTGAAGCAATCTATTCACGTACCAAAGTTCATACTTGGGTTGACTTCAATCCTTCGTCTACTTTCTGGCTCACGGATAGAAGGTTTGAATCTCGTGTGGGCGTTAGAACAATCAAATCAACGTATGAACACAATCCGTTTCTTGATGAATCGCTTGTCAAAAAGATTCGAGCTTACGAGCCTACTCCGGAGAATATAGAAGCTGGAACTGCAAACGAATATCGATGGAAGGTTTACGGCCTTGGTGAATACGCTCCTTTGGAAGGCGCTATCTTCAGCAGATGGAAGAGAGGTACTTTTGATGATTCTCTTCCTTATGGCTTTGGCTTGGATTGGGGTACGAGAGATCCTTTTGCATTGATGAAAGTAGCAATCGACTCAAAGAAGCGAATCATTTACGTCAAACAGATATGCTATCAAGAAGGACTTGCAATGTCTAATATCAAAAAGATAATGGCTCGAAATGTCACTGATGAGTTGGTTGTAGCTGATTCAGCAGATCTTAGAGGACGTATTGATTTAATGGAAGACGGCTACAATATTTTTCCAGCTCACAAGCAAGGAATTGGTGGCATTGTTTCTCGGATTCGTGCAATCATGGACTACCTCATCATCATTGAAGACTCCCCTGATGTAGAGCGCGAGTTGATCAACTATGTTTGGCTTGATAAGCGTGGAGAAATACCGATTGACAAGTTCAATCATGCTCTCGATGCGATTGCTTATTATTTTACACATATTCGTTTACAAGGAAATACTTAATTTTGCAACATGGTCTCATCATTTAGAAGCTTCCTTCGAGGACTTCGACACCCGTCTAAGCAGTTTCAATCATTTTTCTACGAGATCGGCAAGCCGTTTGGATTCAATCGAGTCTCGAACAGCGAAGCAATCAATCAAGGCTTTCTTTCAAATTCAGAATTTTTCTCGATAGTCGACAAGATTGCAAAAGATTGCTCTGCTGTTCCCATTCAAGTTCTTCGAAACGATGAAGAAATTGAAGAAGGTGAATTGTATCAAGCTATTAACTTTCCAAACTCTGAGCAGAGCAGACAACAACTTTGGTATGAGATTTTTGTCTACTTGCTTTCGACTGGAGATTCTTTTATCTGGAGAGAAAAAGAATCGCTTGGATTTGTTTCCACTTCGATGAAGACTCTTCCTTGCCAGAATGTGGAAGTTGTTAAAAGCAAAGAGGACTCAATCCTTGCTACAGTAGAGAAATACAAATTTGATTACGCCCAAGACAGAGTGGACATTCTCCCAGAAGAAATGATTCACTTGAGATACTTTGATCCAAGTTCAAGAGGAAGAGCATTGAATGACGGCTTGTCTCCTATGCAAGCTGGAGCTGCTGTCTTGCTTGCGTCAAATAATCTTCAGATTGCAGAAGCTTCAATCTTTGAAAACAGAGGTACAAGCGCAATCATCTCGGCAGGAAAAGCTGAGATTCCTATGATGCCAAAAGACCAGAAGAATCTTGACAAGGGTTTGAATAATCGAATGGGAGGAGCGCACAGGACAAACAGTGTGATCACAACTAGCGGAGATATCAAAGTCCATCAGCTTGGAATGTCTTCTTCTGATATGAAGCTTCTTGAAAGCAAGATGGAACACCTTCGTCAGATTTGTCGATTATTTGGAACTCCATCAATTCTTTACGGAGATCCTAAAGCAAGCACTTACAACAACATGAAAGAAGCTATGAAAGCACACTACTCTGGCGCTGTTCTTCCTAATGTTGAGCTTCTCTTGAGCGCACTTGATAGAACTCTTGTTCGAGAAATAAATGAAAGAAGCACAGCAACTTGGCGCTTGAAGATTAATAAGAAAGAGATTGAAGCTTTGAATCCATCTCAAGAAGAGATGCACGAACAAATCCGTCAAGACGTAGAAAAGAGAATTTTGACTCCGAATGAAGCTCGTGAAATGATTTACAATCTTGAAGAAATTGAAGGAGGAGAGCAGTTGAATCCAGTAAAAACATCAAATTCTAATACCGATGGAAATTAAGAAAACAGAAAACCAATACAAAGAGAAGACTCTTTCAGCTCCTCTAGGTATGGAGTTGAAAGCTGAAGGCGATAGCCGTTCGGTGAAAGGATATTTCTCTGCCTTCAACGTGATCGATTCAGATGGAGACATGATCATGCCTGGAGCTTTTTCCAAATCTATCAATGATCGTGGCCCGCTAAGTTCTGGAAATCGAAAGATTGCTCATCTTGCTTTTCACGATACACGCAGACCGGTTGGAACGATAACAGAGCTGAAGGAAGATGAGAAAGGTTTGTACTTCGAATCAACTATCGGAACTCACACAGAAGGAGAGAACGCTTGGAAAATGTATAAGGAAGGCGTGATTCGTGAACACTCTATTGGGTTTCGCTACTTATGGGATAAGGCGGAATTTGTATCTGTCGAAGAAGGTAAGATTGAGGCTTTGCTTGCTGCTTATCCAGGTAGTGATGTTGAAGCAATCAAAACTCATGGAGGGTACTACAAGCTTAATGAGGTGAAACTCTATGAAGGTTCTTTTGTAACCTTCGGAGCGAATCCAGAGACTCCAAACGAAACAAAATCTGAAGAGGAAATCAAGCAACTTTTAGAAGAGCTTGAAGAGAAATCAAACCTCTTTTTATCAGATTTGAAAAAAATAACTAGCGCAGATCCTGTGAAAGAACAAGAATTTTTGCAACTTTTGCACAGTTATAAGTCACTTGCACTTCAAAAGCCGTCTGTAAAAGACACTCGAAAAGAGGAAGCCGACGAACCGAAATCAACATTTTTATCATTCATTAAATAATTTTTTCAATCGTGAAAAAGAAATTCGAAACTTTCCTAACGGAAAAAGGAATCACTTCTGAGGAGTTCGGTAAAAAGTCGGCTGACGAACAGTCTGAACTTTGGGCTGACTTCATCGAAGTGCAAATCAAAGCTCAAACAGAGCTTGTAGAAAAGAAAGCCTCAAAAGAGGAGATTGCTGAACTCATCCGTGAAAAAGATGAAGCTCGTGCTGAAGAGATGAAAGTCATCAAAGCAGCAATGAAGGAGCAAGGTGAAGCGATGAAGTCAATGAGCGTGAAGCTTGTTTCTTCTAGCGCAAATCCAAAATCAGAAATTGAGGTAGCTCTCGAAGAGAAAGCTGATGCCTTCAAGAAAGAGATCGGAGAGAAAAAAGGCTCAGTTGAGTTTGAAATCAAAGCCGATGTTACTGCTGCTTCAATTACCAACAGCACTGGAGCATTGCGCTTGGATTCAATTGGTCAACTTGCTCACTCGAAGCTTACCCTTCGTGACTTGTTTACCGTGATTCCAGTAGGAGCAGATTCAAATGGAGTGATTCGTTACTCTGATTGGGATGCTGCTACTACTGCTAGAGCTGCAGCTATGGTGGCTGAAGGCGCTCTTTATACAGAATCAACAGCTGCATGGGAAGAGTTTACTCTTGAGCTTAAGAAAATCGGTGATACTATTCCTTTAAGTGAGGAAACTATTTATGATCGTCCGCGTTTTGCTAGAGAAATAAACCAATTCTTGAGCGTAAACATCGCGATTGTAGAAGATAATCAACTTGCTATGGGTAGCGGTGGTGCTAATATGGATGGTTTATATCCAACAGCTCCAACTTACACAGCAGCAGCTTCTGGAATTGCAAGTCCATCAACTTACGATCTAATCGTGAAAATGCGTGAGGCTATCATGGGAACTTATGGTTCTAAATATTCTCCGAACTTCGCAATGATGAACATTTCAGAAATCACTTCAATGCAATTGACAAAGGATGCTAATGACAACTACGTCATGCCTCCTTTTGCAGATGAGCAAGGAAATGTAATCATGAACATGGTTGTAATTGAAAATTCAAATATTGCCAACAACACTTGTGTTATCGGTGACAGTCGTTACGGAACTATTTACGAAGTAGAAGGAACAACCATCATGACAGGTTATGTTGGAAATAACTTTGGTAAAGACTTAGTGACGTTGAAAGGCCGCAAGCGCGAGGCTTTACTTCTTCGCAATGTTGACCGAACTGGTTTCCTTAAGTGTACTGACATCGCAGCTGCTAAGGTTACTTTAGCGACATAAGATGGCAAAGCGAAACAAACGAGTGATTGAGTTCACTACGGATTTCGCAACCAAAAAGAAGGGCGAGAAAATAGAAGTCAACTCAATGTTGGCTTCTAAGCTCGTTCATCAAAACAAAGTTGCGAAGTATGCTGATGAAGCTTCAAAAGAAGCTCCAAAAGCGAAAGCAAAATCTAAAGCGAAAGCTGAAGATTAATATTTTCAGATTCAGGTTTAGTTCAGAAAGGCTCAAGATTTACTCTTGAGCTTTTTTTGTTTAATTTTGTTCCATGGCGCAAATACTATCAACGACAGACTTCTTGAATGGAGATCTAAAATTAGCACAAGATCAAAACACGAAAGCTGCCATCGCTTCAATACTTTCTGCAGAGAAAGAGATTCACTATTTGAAGCAAATATTCGGCTCAACACTTGGACAAGCTTTGATTGATGATCTTGCTGGAGATCCGCTCGTACCTGTTTCAGCTAAGTGGCTTGATATTTTCACTCCTTTCGACTTCGATAAGAATAGCCAGAATTGGTACTGCGAAGGAATTAAGAGAGCTTTGATGTATCTCTTTTATCTTGAAGTCACAACTGGACAATCTGTACGGAATTTCTCTTCAGGCAATCATGGAGTCAATCAATCAGCAGTCTCAGCTCAAGGTATCAACAAGCTTGAAATCGTTTTATACAATCGAGGAGTTGAAGCGATTAGCTTGCTTCAGGCTTTTGTTTTGTCTGACGCTGCTACTTATCCAGATTTTAAAGGAATAGAGTTCGAATATCAAAGTCCAATTTAGTATGCTACAAGTATCAACATTGCTTCGAGAGGTTATCGATTCAATGTCAGTCACTATCAAGATTGACTCTGTCGAAGCCTCTGGAGCTGACTGGAAAGTTTATTCTAGCAATACACAGTATCTTAATAGCCTATCGGAAATAGAGCTCTTAGGGGCTACTTATATCGTTTCTAGCTTTGTTCAAAATGAGTACTTGATTCTTGAAGGTTCTGTTGAGCCAACTCCAGGTATTTTTGCTTTAAGAAATCCTACTTTTAAGCATGGAAAGTATCAAGCTGTTCTGACAGAGCTTTCAGATCCGCAAGACTTGGAGATCATGCCTTTGATTTGGATGCTTGAAAATCAGCAGCGAACACGACCTTCTGAATTGGATAGCAAAATCGAGAGCGAAGGTCAAGTCAGACTTTTCTTTGCAAATACAGATGACTGGTCGAGAGACACAGAACAGATGTATGAAGAAATCTTGAATCCGGTTCTGACTCTTGTCAATTTGTTTCTTGTAGAGCTTGAAGCGAATAAAAGAACTGGTGATTTTGGTGTGATCGAAACTACAAATCATGCGAAGTTGACTATCGGAGGCGGAGACTTAGGAAGTACTGAAGCTCAAGGAATCTTTCAGAGAACGCTTTCAGGAATAGAGGTGACTATTAATCTTCCTATCATGGTTGACTTTGATTGCTCTGATACTGCTTCAACTCGTGTATGTCCTCAAGTATCTATCTTAGACAGTAACGGAAATCTCATTACAATGGTTGACGCAGGCTCTTCTTACACTGTTAGCGGTGGAGGCGGTAGTGGCTTTGTTGAGAACTCAGATTCAAGCTATACTAATACAGTGGCAAGTGGTGCTACTTTAGTGCTGCCTGATATTACAGTTACAGATTCGGATGGTTCAACTTCTTCTGTGCCTAGTGTCCAAAACGTACTTTGTACGCCTTCAGCAGACGCTACAGTAGAAAATAGTGACAGTAGTTACACGAACACTGTAGCAAGTGGAGGTACTTTAGTCTTGCCTGATATTACAGTTACAGATTCAGATGGTTCAACTTCTTCTGTGCCTAGTGTCCAAAACGTACTTTGTACGCCTTCAGCAGACGCTACNGTAGAAAATAGTGACAGTAGTTACACG